TTCGAATCAGTTAATCTGGATGGAGATGGACGCTGGGGTAAAAACTCTGTAAGTTATGGTGCTATTTTTGGTGAGGGTGAAACTACCGCCTTTTTTGATGTACCAAGAATTACTCGTAATTTAAAAGGCATTAGTTTAAACATAACTACCAGTGCTCGATTAAGTGATTCTGGTCGTTATGGAATAACGGTGTACCATAAATTCTCTAATGTAATATTAGGACACATCAATTGGACTCATGGTACTGGTAATAGAACTTTCTATTTTGAAAGACCAATCACTTCATCAGAAAGTAGTTATGACGATCTAGTACTCATGTTAAATACTAAAGTTACCGGAGATAGGGGTGATGCTATGGGTATGGTTGCCACTATTAATGAACTGATATTTGACGATGATGTACATACGAGTCCTATTCTTCTATATCCTAAAGTCGATATTAGTAAAATGAATTCAGAATTAGAAGGACCTATATTCGATACTGGATTCAATAAAGAGTTTCTAAAAATTACTTATAGATACATTGTAAAAGATTGGCATTTTAAACCATGGATAATAAGATCAACATTTAGTGGATCTCATCTTAATCAACATCAGTTTGTAGAGAGAATAGAACATTGGAGAGATGGTGTTCGTATCAATACAAGTTTAAATCCAACATTCAATGATAGAATCACTAACTCCCATTATTTGTATTATGGTTCTAGATTTAACGGTAATCGACATGATAATTTAATCACGATGAAACATGATGTTTCTAATCTCGATATAAGAAATGGGGACGAACTTAGGTTTGTATACGGTTATGTTTACAATAGTCCACATTGGAGAAATGGTCATTCTGGTTACGACGGTACTAGCACTGGAGCTTTAAAAAGGTTTAAGGAATATAATTTATCTCTAGTAATCGACGATGTTCTTAACAAACAAGAATTAATTGGTTAGTGGTGTTAATTTAAACTATTTTCTACAATATTCTTTATAAGTCAGAAGCAATAACTCGATAATACATTTATACTACACTGGAGGTTTCCCTCCAGTGTAGTATAAATGATATTTAATTAACCTGCCCAAAGTGCCGGATGGATCTGTACACGCACCATGTTGTTACCATCATGGTAAACCGCATAAACTTTATTATCCTTAACTTCAATTTCTGCAGGTTTAGTACCAGCTGGAGCACCAGCTTTATTCGTATTAAACTCCTCATCTTGAGTAGGTTCAATATTAGTACGAACATTGTAGAACATACCTGCTTTAATTTTAAGTCCAGAATAATAAGTTTTTCCAGGAACAAAATTAGGAGTGCCGATAATTTCTCGATCAACTCTATTGAATTTGATTGTTGCGGATGTTGCATCTTTAAACTCAATTACCTTATTGTTACCAGTATAATGACTCTTATACATAATACAGTTATCGAATAAGAATGCCTGAGCTGAAGAAGATGGCGAGAACAACGCAATATAGAGTTTATCGCCATTTGAATTATATAGTGCGGGTTCACCTGTATCGAAACTACATACGTTGAAATTTATTGTAAATGCACGCCACCAGTTAAAGATATTTGCAGAAGAGTAAACATATTCATCTGCTCTTACTTTAGCATCTGCTACTGGATCCGTACTAAACTTAATTGTCAGACCAATAAATTCCAACGAAGTACCATTTTCGATATCTACAGAATATTTATTAAATGTAGGATAAGCTTTACCGCCTCGATGTATATTACCACCAGTATAAGTACCACGAAACTCAATTTTACAACCTAAATTAATAATTTCTTTATGTCGTTCTTCATTAGAACCACCGTAAGAGCTAAAATCAGTACGTGCTGCTTTGGCTTTCTCATTTACAGCATCTGTATTAGGACCATATGGTCTAAAAACAATAGTACCACCACGGAAATTAACTTTAGTGCCTGACCGATGGTTATTTGGATTTACTTCGTACACTGGATTATTATCAGTGATCGATACCAATTTCTTACCGATGACATGAGTTTTTCCTTCTTTCAATAAGATGGTTCTTCGCACACCAGATGTACCTTGATCCAACGCATAACCAATAGTTGCTAATGGTTTATCTTTAGTGCCTCGATTATTATCTAAAGTAATAGGTTCATCCACACCAAGATCTGGATCTACGTACAGATTAGCATACATTTCATCAGGAATTGTACCATAGTACAAACCATCTTTATTCCATCGGATATTGTTCTCGCGAACAGTAGAGATAGGAATAACATCTTTAATCAATTTTGGTTGTTCTCGACCGAACAATTCGGTAACACGAGTAGTAATCTTATTAGCATCTACACTCACATCAGCAAACGCACGGTCTTTAACGTTAGCACTACTGATACCTAAGTTAAATGTTTTACCGAATAAGGATTTCAGAATCGCTTGACGATCAATCGTAGATTGACCTTCTGTAAATTTAACTAAGTTATCTTTTAACGTAGTTTTAATATCGTTATTGATAACATTAGTAATTTCACGATTTACATCGCCTAGTGCTTTTTCAGAAGCCAATTTATTTGCATTGGTACCCAATTTCTCTTGGGAAACATAATCACGATAATCAGGTGCTTTTACCCAATCAGTGAATGCTGTAGCGCTGGTACTTGTGCGTTTAAATATACTATTGGTAGAATTATCATTACTTACTAATTCAGGATAGAAGATTTGAGTTACGCCATTAGTAGATGGGTAGATAACCAAGGTACCAGATTTATTAATAGGCATGTTTCTTGTAGTGCCATTATAAGAAATCTTATAAGTACCGATATGGTTAATCGTGTTCATCTGATTCAAATCAGCAAGAGCACCATCACGATAATTAAACATCGTACCCAAGTCATCTGCATCGACAGATACTTTAACCAATTTATTACTACGATCTTTACCAATCTTCACCACATTCGTCATGTCTCGACCAGCACCAGCTGGACGAATTTGTCCAGTACCTGTACCCATGTGTACAAAATCATCTTTAGCATCTTCGATGGTTTTATCAGAAGATTCATTAAGTACAGTTTGGTAAGGTTTACCCATGAACAAGGTTGTGTCAGCCGCGCGTGCTGTCTTATCTAATTTTTCAGTCTGCAAATTAGTTACAGCGGTTTGGACGGTGCTAATCTTAACATCTACTTGATTTTTGGTATAACGATCATCAATCAGAGCACGTAAGTCAGTACGCAATGAGTTAATTGCAGTACCTAATTCTTGAGTAGTAGGTGCACCAATAATCGCTGGAGTAATACGGTGAGGGTTTTGAGCAGCTACGTGTTGAGCTAACTTATCATTAAATTCTTTTGCCTTACCATCTATCTTAGTACCAAGATCGTTAATCAACTGACGTAATTGATTTGTTAATTCAGCTTGACTAATTTTATAATTACTAAAGTCATTCATGACCGGAGTAACGGATGAATTAATCAATGAACGAATCTTTTTCAGCTCATCCCAAATGACATCATGAGAGGCTTCGTCACCTACCAAAACCGCACGAATGTATCGTTCGATAATATAAATTAAAGATTCGTAACCAAATGTTTGGTAAATTGGATGTCGGTGATCTGCTGGGTTAAATGTCGTCGGTTTATTACGAATATTTTCCCATTCTACTGGACGATTATCGTGAGATAAGTTATCCAGCTTTTGTTTTAACAGATTTACATTCGCACCAGTGTACTCGCCACCTACTGCTTGATACGTAACTGCAAAACGATTACCTAAACTACTGTTTGTTACTACGATGATCATAGAGGCTGCTAAGCCTGTTTTCAAAGCAATAACTTCAGAGGGATCTTCAAAGAAGTAATCAGTACGTGGTACTTCTTGACCAGATGTCAAATCAGTAAGAATAACTGAATCATTGTAGAAATGACCGTAATGAGGAACAATCACTTTACGAATACGCTGAGTTGTTGTGTGTTGTTCGTTACTTACTAAGTTATTAGGATTTCTACCTGATTTGTCAAATTCATACCGAACCTTAAGGTTTGGGGTTTGGTTTGCCATATTGACTTCCTTAATTAAACGTTTAATTAAATAAATAGATAAAAGCTATAGAGTAGTGGCCACTACTCTATAGCCATTCAATATTATATTACTGCCATTTCGGAGCAGGTACGTGTTCTTCTTTGAACTTATTAGTACGGCTATCAAACAGATATTCTTTCACTTCAGCAACAGCTTGTTGTTTAGCTTGACCAATCAATCTAATAGTCTCTCGATGTAAATCACCTACTGCTTTCTCAGTAGCTAATTTATTTGCATCAGCACCAGAAATACTGTTAGACATCTTGCTAGGGTCTAAGTCAATACGAACCCAGCTTGACCAAGTATCATTGGTATTAACTTGACGAGCATAAATAGCACTACCCTCTCGAGTAAAATACCATTGTTGAACAGTATAGTAAGAAGGCATAACCATCAAAGTACCATTCTTAGCAACCGGATAACCTAAAGCAGTAGTCGCATTAGTATCTGACGATTGAGAGTATATACCTACATCCGCAGTATTCTTCAAACTATTGATAGACTCACTGGTCAGACCTTTACGATACAAGAACATATTACCCATATCGGTTTGGTCAATTGTTACCGCTGGAAGTGCATGGCTAGATTTAGACTTACCAATCTTCACAACGTTTTGTTTAGTACTACCAGTAGTTGTTACAGGATGTTGGTTAATACCACTACCCATGTGTACTTTTGAATTGTCTTGGTTCTCGTTGATGTCTGAAGATATTTCACTACGAATCGTTACGTAGCTCTTGCCCTCTAACTTAGCAGAGTTTACAGCCGTTACATTTCTCTTCGCTTCGTCGATAATCTGTTGTGCTGATTTACCGTTAAGCTGAGTCGCATCGACATTAGTTTTGGCATCAGAAATTACTTGTTGTAAAGAACGACCACCAAGTTGAGCGGCATTCACGTTCTGCTTAGCGTCAGAAATAATCTGATCTGCAGTCTTACCATTAAGTGTCGCAGCACTAATATTTGTAGCTGACAAAACATAATTACGCAATGATTCTTTATTTAAACCATCTAATGTTTTCGCATTTACATCTAAACGAGCTTCATCAATAATTTGTCTTACAGTATAGCCACCAATAGTAGTGGTTGCTGCTTTAATCGATTGGACTAACTCTTGTTTGAATGTATCTACTGACTTACCACCAATACTGGTTGCATTAGTACTACGTCTTGCTTCTTCAATGATTTGTTGAGATGTTTTACCACCCAACTGAATCGCATTAACGTTAACTTTTGCTTCTGAAACAATTTGGTCTTTTGTTAATCCACTTAATTGAGTGGCATTAACATTTGTTCTGGCATCTGCAACTACTTGTTGTAAAGTCTTACCACCTAATTGCGTAGCGTTAACATTTTGCTTAGATTCATTAATAATCTGTTGAGATGTCTTACCATTTAACAAAGTAGCATTAACATTTGCTTTAGCAGCATTAATAATAGCGTCTTTATCTAAGCCATTTAATGTCGCTGCATCAATTGTACTGGTTGCTAAGAGTTTAGTCGTAAACTGTTCTGGAGTCAGACCACCAAACTTATTGGCATTGCCCGCAGTCAGTTGTAATACTTTAGCAGGTAAGTTAGCTGCTTGGTCACCTGTAGCTGCTTGCAGAATGGCGTTCAATCTGTTCTTTACGTCTTCTACCATTTCAGTATAAGTCAAACCGTTAAACTTAGCAGTGTTAGCAGAAGTACCATCCAAAACAAAAGATTTTACTTGTTGACTATTACGTCCATCGAACAATAAAGAGTCTGCAGCTTGTTCGCTTTTACCTAATTTTGTATTCAGTCGTCTAGTTATTTCGTCTGAAGTAACAGCACCGATATCTGCCGCAGTTAAACCATGCACATTACCACGAGCATTAATGTGATCATTGATCACCGGCATTGCGATGGTATTGATGATATCGCGAACACCACGTGGTGTAACATAGTAGTTATCGGTATTGTTATTACCATTATTCAGAGGTAAGATATCTAAGTTACGGAGTTTATCCAAACCAATTGCTGCTTTACCAGAACTACGCATGGTACGCTCAACAACATCCGCAATCATCTTCTGTAAGCGAGTATTGTCACTAGCGCCTACTCGTTCACCTAATTCACGCAGTACGGTTAACAAATCACCCCACGATGTCATGTCAGCAACATCATGTGAGTGGCTTGATGGTGGGAATTGATAAGGTATGTTTGCTACTTGTTCCCATGTAGTGTATACAGGGTTGTATTGTAAGTCGGCAATGATCTCAGCAATCTTATTTGGATTGATTAACCAATCACCACCTACGGTACGGTATTCTAAGTAAATATCACCTGCTAAGTTACGATTGATAAATGAAATCGCGCCATAAACAGGAATACCTGTAGAGTTTACTGCTTGTAAAAACTCGTAGCCTAATTTATAGTCAACACCTTCAACTAAAAACTGTTTAGCACCTTGTTGAGTTAACTTATAAACTTTTAAGTCTCTAACGTAAAATGGTGCGTAATCAGGAATAATGTAATGGAAATCGTATCCATTCTTTGGAGTAAGGGTGTGTCTCTCATTGGTAATGAGATTAGCCGCCAAACGGGCAGTTTGATCGAAAGCATAGCGCGGAGTACTTTGTGCCGCCATCTTTTAATCTCCTTGAAAATATGAAAATAATATTTAGCTAAATATTATATAAACTTTTTAAAATTTATATCCAGAGCGATCGTCATATTATTGCGATTCTCTCTTAACCGAATGAGGCATTTAATGAATTACACAATTAACCAAGCTATTGGTAAAGTCATTGGGGAACTCGCATTATGGGAAAAGATCCCTTTGAACGACAGTATCGAAACGCTTTATAAAAAATACAGTTCTATTCGATTAGAACTGACAAATAAATACACTAAGAAAAAAGGTGTGGTTGTTTTAGACAATTACTTCGCCAACATGGATAGAACCAAGACCATTGAAGGATGGTTAACCAGTATTGGTGAGAAGAAATTAGACTTTACTAATGTAAAAATAAAACTGGGTAAAAAAGGTTTACTGTATCGAGAAGTCTTAAGTAATAAATTTAAAGTCATTCCTGTTTTAAAAGGAAAACTTCCAGATGATGATTTAAGTCGTAAAGCAAACTACGATGACTTATTCATTACTAAAGAAGGTGTTGATCCAATAGACTTACAAAAAAATGTATTGTTTACCGTTAATGGTTACTTACACCAAACCGATGCCAACAGTAAAGGTCTATGGGTAACTGATGGTTACAAAACCATTAAGAAAAGAAAACGCCATTGTATTGGTGCGATTAGTTTTGAAAATCTAGGTGAAGTCAAACAAATCGATATTAACGATAGCATGATTTCTAAACTAAATGACAAAATAGGATTGTACTCTGAATGTGTCATTGATATTGGTGAAGATGTATCCGATAAAACCGTTATTTTGGTTTTAGGTGGTTTCATGCATGTATTGGACTTTGATGTCTTCACTTTGATTTCTAGTTCTGCTATTAAGGTTAAATTTAAGAACATTCCTTTATTGGAACGTGTGCATGTTTCTGCAGACGATTTAGATATTTCAGATGCTTTCTTCCACAAAACATATGGCGATAGAAATCTCATTTTGAAAGATATCTATTCTGATGATTTTATTCGTTCTTATTTAAATCACAGTACGTCATTTATCGTCCTTTTAAATAATCCAGAAGTATTTAAAGAGATTACTTATCCTCAGCAACGAAATATTCCAAATAACTACTTAACGGATCATAAACCAATACTCCCAATGATGACTCGATTAGGTAAGTTTGAAGAATATATTGCGATTAAAGATGTGGATAAGTATGTTCTGGAAACGGCAGATTGTCAGTATCGTCCTAGATTCTATAATACCTTTAGAATAGAAAATAAGAATACTTATTTAAACAATGCTAGTATTCCTACTAATCGTTTACGTATTCCTTATGCCTATTTCTTTAATCTACTAACTTTCTTATAAAACATATTAGAATACTCCTCTACCCCGAAAGGAGTAGAGGAGTAAACTATATGTTTAAACAACAATTCTTGTAGATTTGTCGTAATCAAATTCTTTTTTAGGTAGATCAACTTCATCAGGGATAGCGACACAATAATCCCTTGTCTCTAAGAATTCTAATCCTATAAAGAATTTAATCAGTGAAGAAGTCGCTTTAAAGAAATCCATATCAGATAACTCTTCAGTAACTTCTGCTTGTTTACTGAAATGAGTACGGATGTCTTTTTCTAATTCTTCTAACTGTTTCTTACCTTCATCGATACTTAGAGGCATAATAGATGGCGCAACAACACAAACGTCATCTAATCGATTGCTGGCTAACTCCATGGTGTATTTTGTTAACCACTCTGACCAATTGTACAAATAAAAGAATGTAACGTTATCTCTAATCCATCCAGGGGAAATATTTAAAGGATCTTGACTGATTACCCTAACTGGAATAATGTTGTTTGTCCTTACTTTCAGGCATAAAACCATGGTATTGATTTCTTCGCCTGATAATTTATAAGGATAGATATTCAAGATCAATTCTGGATTTACTAAACGTCCATCTTTACTAAATTCAATAATAAAGTCAGCAACAATACTACCTAATCGAAACAGTAATGCAGTGGGCAGAGAGTTCTTCAGAGTCTGTACATTTCTCTTGCTATAACGTTCTCTAAACTCATTAAGATTCATTCCTGGAAACTCATCTCTTTCTCTGAAGTAATATCCTTCTAAGAGAAGACTATCTGCTTTCTCGGCATCCATTTCCATTAATGTAGCAAATCGAGTATCGAACAAACAATCAAGATCGATTAATACACCATGTTTCTTAGGTTGAGCGTTTGCTTTCATTGCTTGCTGGGGCCTTTGATATCATTAAAGATTCTACTTTATCCAACAGACTTAAATCTGTCGTAAATAAAATAGCCAAAATCATTTTCAAGAATGGATACTCATCCAGTAATTTTCGATAAGTATCGTATTCTGTTTCTTGGTTTATGTCTTCTGTTTTCAGTGTTCGGTCAATACTGTAAAGAACTTCATCAAGTTCATCACCAGCTTCGACTCTGAGTAAAATAAGAAGATCTGTCAATACTTTTACAAAACCATTGTAACTGTCACTTAATCGTAATACCAGTGATTGAACAGTATCCAATTTAACAATATCTGTAAATCGATATCGTATAGGAATATTGCTCATCATCACTCTAAACTCACTGTATGTTTTTTCATCATAAGTCAATAAGATTTTAGCCAGTGAATGATAAATCTTGTATTCCAATATACGATTATTAGATGATAGGTTTTCTATTTTCTTTAAGAATTCTGCTTCAGTCTTAAGTGAATCGACAAGCAACACATTGGCAATATGTTTTTCTTGAATTTCTTTGTCAGTATTAGACGAAGTAAAATCTAATTGATCTTGATCATTGTCTTGATACATTTAATCATTCCTTTTTATTTAGTTAGGAGTGTTGTTTTTAGCATCATTGCCGTTAGATAAGAGTGAAGCATTTTAGTCGAGCCAACATTACCACTGTATGGTTTTAATGCATTCGCAGAAGCTCTACCCATTTGCATAATAGATTGCTCAATCAAACGAACACCGTTCTCTGAACCGCCCCTAAAGTGCATCATCTCTTCTACTGTTTTTGTCAGACCCATTGCCAGTAATGAGTTTACTTCAGGATAAGACAAACGAGCAGCTTTAGAATCTTTAGAAGTTACTTGTCCTGTAAACACATCGATATGGTCGTTGTCTTTAGGAATAGAGACTTTTTTAGCAATCAGCTGTTGTTGTACACGAATAGGTAAATGGATAACCATTGATTTTTTATTCGATAATTCGTAACCACCTTCATCATCTTTAATCCAAACACGATGATATAAGTTAACATTGTTTTCATCTGCTACTTTTTGTAAGGTGTCTGAATCGAGTCGATAATTATCTTCACCTACTGGGGTGATCAGTTGCAGGAATTCTTGTCCGTTAGCAAACTTGATCATGAGTTCATCAAATTCTTTATCAGAAAGAGATTCTAACCACTTGCGGGTAATTTCACCATTATCTGATTTTGGAAGCATACTCTGAACAAGATTTACACATTTTTCTATTGTGGCTTTTCTTTTAGGAGTCATGTTTTCATTCCTCTTTAAAATAATTAAAATAACATATAGTCTACACAGTCATAGGACTGTGTAGACCTATGTATTAATTACTTTGCTGTTCAGCATTATTTTTAATTAAATGCCTAACGATTTTCTTTTTAGCATACTCTGTCAGTTTACCATCTGGAGTTACGTATTTAAATGTAAATGGTTTTCCTTCAACATGACGACGAAGTTCTTCTTCATCTTCTGTACGAATCAGTACTTCAGAAGTAACATTTCCACTAAAATCACTTTTATCTTCGATAAGCAAATATTCCAAAGTATCAGCATCGAGTCCCTCAATATAAGAAATTGAATTAGCTCCATATTCTTCACTAGGGATGCCACTTACTAAGTAATACCGTTGATCACCAGTATTATAAACCGTATCTTTCAAAAGCTTTTGTTTGGCTTCTTCTTTGAAACTTGGTTCTTTTACCTTTACATCTACTTTAAATTCGTAAGGTGACTTATTTGAATCGATAACGAATTTAGCGTATTGAGTTAAGTTGTTTTCGGAATCAAGATAACGATAACGTTTATCACGACCTTCAACAAAATCCATTACGACTTCTTCATCTTCTGTATCGATAACAATAGTGTCTTCTATAAAAGTACCGTATTTAGTAGTATGTCGTACTAATTTACGTTCAATCAATAAGTAATTTAAATTATACTTATCGATAGCTTCGATGTATTGTGTGGTATCAGGTTCGTCATCGATACTAACAGGTGCTGATTCAGGTGGAATATAATATACATCTCGATTAACAATACGATTAACTGGTTCTTCCTTTAGAAGCTCTCTTGCTTTTTCTTGCCATGTAGCAATTGGTTCTACCTTAACAATCTTATCTAAGATGTTGGTAACGGTTTCATCTTGAGATTCTTTAATTTTATCTTCGTCTTTAGATTCTTCAACAAAAGGAAGCTCATCTACTGCTTCCATTACTTCTGTTTCACCTCGTTCTTGAACAAGTTCAACATCAGTATGCTGTTGCAGTTTTCCAATGACATCAATTAAAGAATCACTGATTATTTGTTCTGTTGCTAATTCTCGGAATATTTTATAATATTCATCTTCAATATCCAACAAATGTTTATTAATATTTTTAGCATATCCAACAATATCTTTGTCATCATCACTAGCAATTACTAACAAAACCAATTTACGGATATTACTAGCATGTTCTTTAACAATAGTAAATCGATTATCTATATCTAGTGCTGTTTCTTTATATTCCATTTTTATTTCCTTTAATTACGAGTAATTACTACGCCTTTATTAATGTTCTTAGGAGGAAGTACAATATTGTCTTCAGACAGAACACAAAAAGCCACATCATTCAAAACCGAATATTCCATGAAAGAATGAGATACCATAAAAATCTGATCTTCAATAAATTCTTCAGATAAACGTTCTACTAATCTCAAAGCATTCTCTCTGTGTTTATTGTCAAACGTACGGCCAAATTCATCTAGGTATAAAGGATAACCTTTTAATCCTAATGCTTTCATCGCCACCATTCTAAATGCCAAATCAATGACTTCACAAATCCCATCAGATCCTTGAACAATATCGTTCTTAGGTTTATCTGACAATCCTACTGTCATTGGAAAACGATAAGAGAGTTCAGTCTCTGAATCTTCAGACATTTTAGATGGATGAATCACCAAAGGGTATGTCCAGATGGAAGCAATCAGACCATTCATTCTGGCTAAGAAAATACGAATGTAACCTAACAAGCCTTCAGCAATCAATCCATCAGTTGGATTTAATGCATCCAATACCACATCCCAAACTTTCAATTCATTAGAAAGATCATTGACTTGTTTTTCTAATAATTGAATGGTTTGTCTTTTTGATTCAATTTCAGATTGTTTCTTAGAAAGTCGATAAACATCTTCACGATAAGTCGTGATCGCACTGTTTGCTGATTTATACAATAGATACTCCACCATTTCTAATTCATAGGCTTCGTATTGTTTTATATCATTATCGAGCTTATCTCGGTGTTCTTGGAATTTAGTGATGTCGTTTATCGCTTTCAATACTGACTGATAAGAATCACTCCCTTCTTGTACTTTCTCGTAAAGTTCATTTGAAAGCTTCTCAAGATGTTTTAAATGCTCTTTAGTCTCATTGTAATATTTTTCATCTACAGAAGAAATATTACTTAATTGTTTATCTAATTCATTTACTTGTTCCTGTAATCTGTCTACTCTTACTTTAGCTGAAACTTTGTTCATGTAGTTTTGTAGCTTTACTTGAGCGTAGTTAGGCTGTGTGAGGTAGTATCTTTGTTTTAATACCTCAGCACCAATTTGTCCTAAAATCTCAGGATACGCGCTGCAGAGGCGAGAAAACTGCTTAACAATATCCATGTCTTTATTAAGCGTGTCTAGCTTCTCTGTTAATTCAGAGATTTCATGATTCAACTTACTATTGGTTTCTGTTTCATTTTCCAAAATCTCTTTTAACCTATTGAATTTTTCCAATTCAAAACCAGGATGAAATTCATGCTGGCAATTCGGACATTGTACTTTTGCTTCGTTCTCTTTTTCTTTAAAAATATTCATCCTTTCATTAATCTTAGTTAATCTAAATGCGGACTCGTTAAATAACTTTTTCTTTTCAGTAATTAACCCATCAACATCTTCAATCAACTGTCTAGATAACTCTGGCGATTGAATATTGAATAAAGACATTAAAGTCGTATCGATGCTATTTTGATTATCGATATAGGTTTTGTATTTAAACAAAGCATTTTCGATTTCAAGAATAGACTCATCATTTTTTACAATGAGTTTAATTTCTTGTTTTAATTCCTCTCGTTTATCCATGATTGCTTTAAACTCTTCTTGAGTGGAGAGTTTCATGTTGGATAATCGATTCTCTGTTTCAGTATATTCATCTACACGAGAAGAATATTGTTGTTTTAAACGAACTAATCTTTCACCAATCTCTTCTTTACGTTTATTTAAATCTTCTAAAGTATCTTCAGTGATCCAACGTTTAGAAACCAATTGTTTAGATTTAATTAAATCATTATTACTCTTATTAATTGTTTCTGTTTGATGATCGATTTTATCTTTTAAATTAAATTCGTATTGAGGATCAGAATATTCCTTTTTGTACGGTGCAATCATCCTTAATTCATTAATCTTATTTTCCAAGACTAAAATATTATTCGGAATATCGGTTTGATCTTCTTCCTGATCATTTGTTAACGTAATGATTTGTTGACGCATTCTTTTGATTGCGCCCATTGCATCACGTTGACGATCTTTTGCTTTACTGAATACTTTTAGACCATAAGAGTAGTCAGTATCGCAGAGCATCGTAAACCATTCTTTACGTTTAGCGGGAGTCATTAAAGTAAATCGATCTTTACCAGTAAGTAACATGTGGATGACTTTATTATAATTAAAGTAATCTTGTACTAACTGATTTTGCATGGTTTGCGTACCACCTACATTTAACTCTTCACCAGTCGCTTCAATTACAAAAGAATGTTTATTATCTTTAAAGTCAGAAGTCAATACATAACGAACATTTTCTTTTTCTAAGATGATCTTCTTGTATCCATTTTTTGTAAAATCAGCTTTATCTGCTGGTAATGGAGATAAGTAATGCAACAATGATGATTTACCACTACCATTACTACCAATAATGGCAGTGATACTGGTTTCTGGTGTGATCTTTAAATTCTTAATCCCGCTTAATTCTAATCGAATTGCACCTTCTAATTCTAAAGAAATGATTTTCATTTTTTATTGCCCTTCTATTTAATTATTCAGAAAATATGATTGTTCTTAAATATTATTTATTAGAGGAAACATTGCAAGATGCAGAACTTAAATAACTTAATTCCTTATTCTCTTGGCTATGTTGCCGTGAATAAGGATCCTAATTCGGATATTATTACCGTATTACCTACATCCGTGTTCCCGATGGTGGATGGTGAAATTGTAGATTTGGTTGAAGATTATCAAAGTCGTTCTTTGGATTCACATGGACGCGAGAATGTTAATACCATTAAGACATCAAATACCATTACCGCTAAGTGGTTATGTCGAGATCCTAATATAAAAACAGCACCTGATGTTCGTAGGGGTGCTGAGGTACAGATTTATCGTAAAGCCAATACAGATTACTTCTACTGGGAAACTACGACTAATACAGGTAACTACGAGAAACTAGAAGAAAAAGTATTTGGCTATTCTAATACACGAGATGAAAATGTTAAATCTGGTCCTGATACAGATTGGACACAAGTTATCTCTACTCGTCGTAAACAAGTGGTATTAATCAACACAACTAAATCAGATGGTGAACGTTGGGCGTACCACATGGGTATTGATGTTAAAGAAGGTGTGGTTACCATTAAAGACGATATTGGTAATGCTTTTACCATTGATTCTGGAAACAGTATTTTGAAGATGATTTCTTCAGAAGGTGCATTTATTGAAATCAATAAACGAAATATTAAAATTGATTGTGATAATTTTGAACTGAATGCTGAAAATAATATTTCTGAGAAATCTACACGCAAGAGAGGACAATATAGTGCTGGTTGGAATACTGAGACTCCTGTTCATAGTCAGCTTGGTAACTATAGCATTACAGGTGGCATTACTGGTTCACCTGGTGCTACAGGTGATGGTATCGAATTAGAAGGTATCATGCGTATTAGAGGCGATATGATTGTAAATGGTATTTCCTTTATCAATCACCGCCACCCAGAAACTAACTCTGGTAATACACTCACCCCAGTATAAAGAACATAAAAAACAATACTCCTTAGGACGATTAGGTCCTAAGGAGTATTTTCGTTTATGCTACATTTGACAAATGAGAATGATTTTCCAACATCTTACCAATATCTTCTTTCATACTGGTTGGATTGTATCTTAACCAGAGAGGAGTCTTTGATAAGATCTCTTCGATCATTTCATTCTTCGCTTTTTCGGTCAGAACATATCGTCCGTTTTTAGACAATTCTGTCTCAATGTGTTTAAGTTCTTCGCCATTCCAAAAGGACTGACTAAGCTCCATTCCTAGACCAACTGCATGATCACGTTCACACACATTAAGTATTTTGTTAACGCGATGATATACATTGTTATCTAGGGCATTCACATTGAATAACTGACGGTAAAGAGACGATAAAAACAGAGTCCTTATCATTCTATCTGGTAAAAGATAGGTTAGAAAAGCAAACAGAGTTTTCATAATCCGTAACCTTTTTATAGAAAAACATTAAAATAAAATTATCCGATCAGAATCTGGGATGAATAAACACCTCTCCAAATTCCATAATCTTTAGTTTGTAAACCGTTTTCTGTTTTCTTGTGTGTTTCTATAAAAACTGCGAAGGAGTAAAGATTACCGGAATGGTGCCACGACAGTAATTTGACAGATGGAAATTCACCTTCAATGCTTTTTAATTGGTTTCTATTTAGTAAGTCGACTCCAGTAGTCAAGATGATCTTTCTTGTTACTGGATTTTCATCACCAAATAATGCTTCTAATGCCAAAGATTTAAAATCCGTGCCAAATTCTTTCTTTAAACTTTTTCCGAGTATAGCTTTCTCTTTCTGATCTCCTCTGAAGTCTTTACTTACAGAACACTCAAACGTATCATATAGAAGTTCTGTAATGTCTTGTTCTCTAATAGCAATGTGTTTACTACGATAGTTAACTAATTGCATATAGAGTGATTCGAAATTACTAAAATTACGAAGTGCAAGATATACAGGATCATTGATATATGTTAGCATTTTCCCATCTACAGTTTCTAGATTGGGTGTTCCGAAGCTACGAGAAATCCATCGTTCTTTATGTTTCAATAAATTTGCATATGTCTTTGTGTCTGAAATTGTATTCATGTAAAGACAATACATCATTTCAGGATGAGCATAATGTTGAACAATCCATTTCTCTTGTACTTCTTCGATTAGGTTAATTATAGGGTCCCCACCCTCGACTACCACAACACCTACCTGCGCGTCGGCAATCATCTTGCCGGTGTAAATGTCGATTGGTATCATTACCTTTCGTTTGATAACAACCTCTTCTTTGGTTTTGCTATCAATAACGATTTGCCTTTCTAATTTTTTATCCTGTGTGATTTCACCAGGATTACCAATAAAGAATACATCTTTATTTTTACGAGGAGTGAATCCAAGATACATTCTTTTATTATTCAAGAAAGGATGGATCTTTTTTGGTTTTCTTTCTTCAGCCAAATCTTCAAATGTAATCTCCCGTTCATGACGAGCATTGTCTTCACTTAAATAGAATAAGTTATTCGAGAGTGAAGCGGCAATAGATGCCATTTCATCAGCAAATAAATTCGGAATGGATGATTGAGTACGATCGTCGTTCTTAGCATCGCCATGCCCTTTAATCCATTTTGCCATGTATTTTAAACCTTGAGTATTAATCATGGTTTGTAAGCGATGGAGTTCTTTGAGAATTTGGTTATTTGAAAGAGGAGTGCCTGTGTTTGGGTTACAGTAATCGAACTTATTTAGTTTTTCTAAATTAGCAATCGCTTTTAATACATATTGAGAATCACTATAGATTAAAGCAATATCTGCTTTTGTTTCAATAATGATTTCAAATGCTCTAACCATTGCTTGTAGTTCGGCTGCATTGTTAGATTGGATATCAGGATATCCTTGTGCGTGTTCTTTAATTGATGTGACATTAACCAGATAAGTTTTATCTGATTTAACCATTTCAATAAAAGACTCTTTACTTTCCACATTAGGAGGAAACGTTTCCACATGGATATCTTTTGTCGCATATCCTTTTGTTGTTGGTTTGAGATTCCCAATAGGGAATTTGCGTTCAATTGGATTGGTATTGTATGTATACCAGTGTAGTCCTCGTCCATACGAACCAGGATTCTTTCTAAATGTGCCACCGTCGCAGTAAATGACTAATCCAGTATAATTCATTCTAATTGTCTTTCTTTAAACTAAGGGAATCTAATCATAGATTCCCCTAGCGAAAAGAAAATTGAATAAATTAGAATTTAGGATCTTTTTCAAATTCTATTTTAGGTGGTTTGATCTCGTCCTTATTCTTATCAGTTTCATGTGTGCATTCAGGAGGTTTACCATGGGTGATCGAATTAATAGAATTGATCAACTTTTGGTTTCCCTCTTCTAATGTTTTAATTTTCCCTTTTTGAAGGCTATAACGAGTTTTCAATTCCTCGAAAGCTTCGTAGTACAAATTGAAGCGATCAGTAATCTTAATGTTATAACCCAAAGAAAGCACCAATACAACGAAGAATAATAGTCGAGTTTTATGATGACGGATAGCTTGGCCTGGTTTTACTTCTTTGCCAACAATCCATTCCCACAAAAAATCAATTATTGTTCTAAACATCTTGGTTTACCCCATTTTATATTTATATAATTTTAAAGGTGCTATAAATGGCAAGATCACTCAAGGCGTTTGCCACTCATTCGTTTTTTACATCGAATGAAAAGCTAGTTGTCCATACATTTGGCGAAATGTCTACTGAAAGTCGGACATACGAAAAAGATGTACAACTATATTCACACAATACGGACAAAAATATCGTATTAAATGTACTTAGTAGTATGGAGAATGATCGTGATATTGAAATTAAATCTACTGACCGAGATTTGGCATTAGATATTAGTAAACATATCTACGATTATACTCTAAGAGGCGCTCGTGAGATCTACGTGGATGAACTGAAACGTAATCTTCTGGATACTTTCTCTGCACGTGCTCAAAAATTTGAACTAGGTGATGTCGTTACCGACTCTAGCTATTATTGTGTACAATGGGTTCGTTTCAAAGATCTCGACGATAATGAATTCTGGATTTGGTTCTCTGACCAATCATTCCGTTCAGAATACGACGAATACGAAATTGATGTTATCTTTCCTGTAGAGAATGTCGATGTATTCTTCTCTTCTCGAGTAGAGGTAGAAAAAGAACTGGCTAAACGTCCTGTTGATGTATTAACCAGAATTGCTAACTCTAAGAAAGCAAACTCACCTGTTACTATTTTCCGACTGGATATCTTTAAATGGTATAATCCTGTTAAGTTTACACCAGAATTAGATACTAACTGGTATATCTTGATCTGGGGTGATGCTGGTGATACTATTGATGCTGTTAAAGATAAAATTCAATCAGAGATTCTGAAGAAATCTAAACACTCTCGTGAAGAATGGAAAAAAGTATTCCCAGACATCTTTAAACGTAATGAATTCATCATCGTTCCGCAATGGGATAGTCTGTCTAATGAAAACAAAGTACGTGAACAGGCATCATTGTATTCTCCTTTCGTTACGCTGTCAACAGCTGTAGAGAAATATTGTAAGCCATTTATGGCTGATATGTCAGAAGCGCATATTAATGCAAATGTTCAGGCAGTATCTCTTTATTACCGTGCTGTGGCAGCATTGGTTTGTGGTTCTCCAGAAAACAAGGAAAATAAATTTAAGCTTCAAGAAGTTTTCCCTGATTTTATCGATGTTCCATCTACTTCTACTGACTTTGGTTATCAGTCTGCAAACACCCAAGCATTCTCTTTGAAGATTCAAGACATGCTTGCTGTTGCTGAAACCATGACACCTACGTCTTCATTACCTCGAGAACGAATTACACTTGCTGGTGGTGAAATGATTAATGGTGAGAAAATCTTTACTCGTACTACTCGGAATAACAAACTATTCTTAGTAATGAAATATAAAGATGTTCATTACCTGATTGCTGCTAAACACAACTTCTTAAAGTAAGGAAATTATTAAATGGCTCTAAATAACCCAACAGTTGGTTCACGTGGTTTGTGGGAATTAAAGACTCCTTATCAGTCCTACTTACCTGTTAACACAACTTTAGAATGTACAGCAATCACCAACTATGGTCAGCTGTTCTCCATGGGTATTGATCCTTACCAGACTTACTATCAGAAATACAATATCTCTAAAGAAGACTACAAGAAACATTCTGATGAAGGTGGTCGAATTATCTTCTTAAGAACCGATAGTGGACAGATATATTCTTTTCCATTACATTATTTAATATCCTATCCTATTGGTACGGGTGTTAATTATTGTTCTATTGGTATTGGTCTGAGGTTAGGTGCATTACCTTTAAACACTAATGTAGAAGCATATATCCAAAAGGTTGAAGAACTGGCTGACTCTATGTTGGGTGTCAATGTACAAGCTGAAACCATGGCATTGTCAGAAATCATGATTGTGGATAACGCATCTCATGTTCGTTTGGAAAAAGTTAGAAAACAACGAACAAAAGATCATCGAGCCACACTAGATCAACTTGATGAAGCCAATCGTGCTAAAAAAGTATTGAGTGATAAATTAGGATTGGTAGAAAGAAAGACGATTGAATTAAGCAATCGTATTTTGGATCTTGAAACTTTATTGCGTAAAAACAATATAAATTTTGAAACACAATAAATTATACTCCTCTACCCGTAAAGGTAGAGGAGTATAATTACTATATGTTATTTGTTAAGCTGGATCACAGCAATGATCATCGCCAGTAGAACATTGATCTTCATCATCACCATCATTTTCTTCTTCTACTACGATATCACCATCATCTTGAACTTTCTGAATAACTTTTTCTAATTGTTCTTCAGAAACAGCAGCTACTGATTCCTCACCTTGAGTCAGTTCAATACGATCTTCAAGATCAGACAATTCATCGATATAAACTTGAGCATCATCTACTGCTTTATTCATTTCATTGTTCACGTTGATTTGATGTGTTACAGCTTCTTGAATTTCTTCTGCAGGATCTTTAGGAACAATCCAGTCAGGATTCAATTTACCGTTATTTACATACTCAGCCATGTAAGGGAATACAAAAGTATCCAACAATTCTAAGAACTCTTCAGAATCACCAGTATTGCCCAATGTAGTACGTACATCCAATGTATCTACAGTAGGATCACTGTCCATACCCATTTTGTAAATAATGATAGATAATTCACGAGACAGTGTATAGATTTGTTCTGTAATTGGTTTATTCACCAGCAATGCACGAAGTGTTCTTGCATCAAAACCCATGTCTCTCATTAAGTCTACGAAATCAATATTGTGTTTCTCACACAGACCACGGAAGTCACGCAGAATAAAGTTAGGGTCAGTAATCAGGGCTTCAAAAGACTTATCTGAAATACCAGTGTTATTACCTTCTGTTTCTACTGATTCAGTAGTTTCTTCTACAGGCAAATCTTTTACCAATTCTTGTTCTTGAGTCATTTTAATAATAATCCTTAATATTAAGGTTAGAAAAAGAGTAAGGAAGCTAGGATCTAGAATAACTTCCTACCCATGAAAAACTATTTTTTAGAGGTTACAACTTCACCAGCCATCAACATCTCTTCTGCTTTAGAAGATTTAGCATATTTCTTTTTAATGGTTTTCTTATCTGCTTCTAACCAGAATGGATGATAAGTACCTAAAGCCATACGCATAATATCGATGGTGGATAATTCTAACTGATCATGATCTTCATCATCAGCACTCCAAAAGTATCGAGTATCTAAAATCGTGTTCCAATCATAACCTTCCATTTTGATTTTTTCAAACAAAGTAGCGGGAGTTAATTCTAACAAACGATTATCGATACTACGAAGATGTGTAGACCAATGTACGGACATTTGAAGCATGTCGGCACAAATTTGAATAGCACGAGCTAATTTACGATCCTCATCCATCAATGTACGAACAGTTGTACGAGTTAATTTTTGCTCGGGATAAAGGATGCAAGATACATCTTTAAAATTACCTGTTTGAGTAATTTCACCATGCAAACCATAATTACCGTGAGTACGTAAGAAATGGAAATTGGTTAACTCTTCTAACACACCGTATTTTTGAGATACGACGATGTTTAAGGTATAACCAGAAGGGCCTGTTTTACAACGCCATTGTTGAATCGATACAACGTTTAAGTCGTCAACGTTATTGTCGTTGGCGGCATTCTTCAATGGATATTCCATGATGTTCTTATCGGCTTTGTTAGCGAGTTTAGCTACTGCTTTAATACCCCACATACAGGTCGATAAGAAAGTGATGTTTTCAGGAACACCTTTCATCTTACGGCCATTATCCACGTGCTGTAATGGTTTGTGTACCGGAGCATATGGATCCATTTGTTTCAATTCACCGTAGTGAACTGTACCAGTAAGATAAGTATTGGTACCTACCAACAAGTCAGGTAATTCATCGATCATGTTTTTCTTGAACTTACCTGAGTTCATGGCAATCATGTTTTGTTTGGAATCACCAAGATCTGTTTTATCACGAAGTTCTTGTACCGCTTCTACTTCGAATTTTGAAAAAGAGTCTAATGTAACGAATGTAGGTAACATGATTTTCATCTGTTTACCATCTCGATCAAGAGCAGGAATTTCAATTTTAATAGAAGCTCCCTGTTTCTTTTTACCATACATCCATTCTTTAGCCATCTTGAACCATTCATCACCTTTATAAATAGATGACTCTGTAACAATCCATCGACCAGTTTGAAACCAGTCTGCTTCTCTTAGCGAACCTACAATTCGTTTCAGTCGAACTTCTAAGCCAGGAATGTATGCATTGTTTTCGGTATCGTATTTTTGTCCTGATGCGTATCGATGAATACGAAATGCCGCTACTTCATTAACGTGATCTGCCAGAGCGGATTTATATGAGTTACCAGGACCAACAAAGATAACCGAGCCATTATGTCCACCATTTGTGATATAACGTCCATGTACTGCTTTAACAGGTGATCCTGTAGGGATATCCATTAGACAACCTACGTTGATATTTGTACGCAAGTAAGGCGATTGCTTCGCAGGCATTTGGTAGAATCCAGTAATCATTTTTAATATTACCTCGGGTATAAATTGGGTTTAAGTTGATATTTGTTCAAACTATATCTGTTAATAAAAGATTTAGTCTATTAGAATTCATAAAAGGAAATATAAATTTATGTCTATTCAAAATAAATTCTCATTTCAATCTAAATGGGATGTGCCATTGTCCGTTTCTACCGAACAACTTCGTGAGAATATCGAACAGTTGAAAACTTTAGAAGTTTCTAGCGAAGGTATCATGGATGTCGTTAGTGATTTCTTCGATCGTGCTTTTAATACACTTCGTCTGGCTAGTCAGTCTGTTTTCGGTGATGATAAGAAAACTCTTCATTTAGATATTGGTCGTCTTAATCGTTTAGATAAAACTAAGATGAGTCGTGGATATGCATCCATGATGGATAATGATGTTTCTATTCCACCTGGTATGTGTGTTGATTACGATACCTATACCAAACAAATGTTTAATGTTACTAAAGTATTGAAAGATGTGATCAGTCAAGTCGTACAACTGCGTATCGATATCGGTCGTGTTATTTCTAACGATAAAGGTCTGACAGACTCTACATTATTTTCTGATCTTAGTTATATTCGTCAATCTGATGTTATTGCTAAAGAATTGAAACAACTGTCTGCCATGCGTAAGCCAGATGATTTTAATGCTAAAGCTAAATATGGTGATGTATTTAATTCAGGTATTGATATTTGGGCAGTCGTTAAAACAGCTGAAAATTCTAATGATTTGATCAATACGATCGATCGTAAGAAATTGCAAATGGAGATTGATTCTACTGTACAATATATTCAAGACCTACATAGCAAATCATCTGAAGGTTATTCTAAACCATTGATTGCTAAAATTGGTAATGCGGTTACACGAGTAGCTGAAATCGTAGAAGCTTTCTCTGTAACAGTTTATAGTGCTGAAGTATTGTGTACTGCTTTGAATAGTGCTATTGCCGAAGCAGAAGCATTTTCTAAGTAATAAGAATATACTCCTCTACCTTTATTGGGTAGAGGAGTATTTCTTTATTCTGTATCTTCTTTTTCTTCAGTTGGTTCTATTTTTGCTTTTAAGGTATTCATGATTTCATCTTGAGAAATAATCACGGTACCAGTTACTAACTCATCATCTCGAATTTCTCTACTTGCATTAGGCAGTTCGAAAACACGACCTGATGGTTGGTAGTCTGGTCGATGAGGAATACTGTCTTCTTTCATTCTTTCAGAACGAGTACGTTCATTACGTGATAATGCTTCCGCTACAATAGCTGCAGCCAATGCCGCATTAGAAGTATTGGCTTCTTCACCAGTTTGAATACGAGCTTGAGCAATGATTACTTTATCGGTAGACTCCATTGCTTTCAATACCAAAGATGCCGCTTCTGGATCGTTAGCAATCGCTCTTAAGTCTGTAGTCATTAAACGAACCAATGATTGACGCAATTTAATGTTCTCATCCAAGATACCTTGTTTATCATGTTTAGATGTCTCGCCTCGAATTTCAAAATTACTTAAATGAGGACTAACAACTTCTCTAGGTTTATCTAGATTAGTATCAGGCATCATTTCATCAGCATTCATTTTATACTCCTTTAAAATTAAAAATCAATATTCATAATGCTTATCATTTAAATAAAATTCAGATCTATATTATTAACGTGTAATAGGATTTTAAAATTAAATCTTAACTTATCTTTTTCAACAACTTTGTATAGGAGGTTTAAAATGTCTAAAACTAAACGCTACGAATTCACTGGTGTATCTATCGAATACCATGGTAAGACTCTTCGCCAAATTCGAGCATTGGTCAACATTAATTTGTTGACTTCTGCTGGTGATGTGGGTGGGTACATTGAGTCTGAGGCGAACCTGCCTCAGGATGGTACTGGTTGGGTAGGCGGTACAGCGAAAGTGTTTGACAATGCGGTGATATTGTCCGGCACTGTGGCTGGCGACGCAAAAGTCTACGGAAATGCAGTGATGCGCGGCAAATACATTGGTGACAAGGCCCATGTGTTTGGCAATGCAAAAATCACGGCAAACAGCCAAGTCTATGGTCGTGCTAAGGTGTATGGCGATGTATACGTCTTAGGTACTGCTCAGGTATTCGACCGTGCCGAGGTGTTTGGAAATGCCAAGGTAGGCAAGAATGCCCACGTGTACGAGTTTGCCAAGGTATCTGGTAATGCAGACGTACTGGGTACTGCTCGTATCCATGGCTCGAGCATTGTAACAGATAATGCCGTAGTACATGGCGATGCGGACGTAGCAGGTAGTGTCCGTATCGATGGCTATGCATCTGTATGCTTCGAGGTGTCTTCTCCAGAAGACTTTGTAGTCTACAAAAATATTCTTCGAAATGAAGAATACTTCAGTAGCTCTACAAAACGAGACATCTGGAGCATTGGTCGCATTTCCAAGAAAGCTTCAGAAATGGAGAAGTACTTCTCACATCGCAATGAGAAGGAACAAAAGTATATCATGAAAGTGGTCGGAACACATAAGAAAATGTTCCGTCTTTAAACGAAAAGCTCCGCGTTCCTGTCGGGAGGGGCGCGGAGTGATCGTTTTCATGGTATACTTTTTTTGGTAAATATTATTATATGTTTAGGAAGTATCAATAGCAGAGGCGACCTAGACATCTTCTTCTAATCTAACTGTAGTAAAGGACTATATCATGCTAAGTAAATTAGTGAGATTTTTCCATTTTAAAGAAAGATCTTACGATAAGAAAGTAGCTGAAAGAACACTTAAGAATAACGAGATAATGGCTCGTTTTAAAGACTTAAGTAAACTGCCTAGCACTTCGGATAAAATCGCAGCTATTCACGATTTCATGCTCTATCTCGAGGATACTCGTAATAAAGTAGAGAAAATGATGGACAGCGATTTCAAAAAGATCCCGTATGAATTAGGTACGGATTTGAAAATAGAATGCTATGGTATTATTACTAGCGACAATGGTTATCTTGACATCAGATCGCTTTGTGAGTTAAATAAATACCTAGCCACTAAAAGATACGAATATTACAAAGATATCGTTATCTGTCGTATTACTCGTTCTTATACAAATCCAAGATCCTACTTCTTCAATCGCAATACTGGCCCGTCTGACTATCTTGACTTTTACGAATATTTAAAGTCAATTCATGACTTACTGGCAAGGCTTGTGAAAATACCGGAATTTGAAGTGTATATCAGTAGTTACAAAGATGTATTCTTAATCTGTATCTATAACTTAATAATCATCGAGAAGATCTTCGATTACATCCGTGACACTGATAAAAAAGAGGCTATGAAAAATGACTACTAACAAGGAAATTACCTTACAAGGTTTCAGACGTATTACCGATACTGAAAATGGTTCTGTTCAAGATGTATCTAATACCTGGGGAGGTGTGTTATCCCTATTACTTCGTAAAATCATTAAAGATAATTACGATGGTAAAGGCGTAGACGGTTGTCCACAAATGGAAGATGAATCGTTGATCTATTCTCAAATGACTGAAATCATTGAGGAAGCATTACGAGTCTATTCCGGTAATACTCTTGATCAAAATAAAATTACAGCCGAAAAGGCTAGACTCCTTAAAGAGTTATCTCGTGAAACGATCAGTATTAAATATTTAGGTGAGTTATTCCACATCCTTGATTTACCATGGGTGGATATCACTGTCACTTTACAGAGAAAATCGGGAACGATTAAATCTTATACTGCCCACGTCGGTGGTGTTGGTTTAACTCAGTACGAACGACCTGTCCGTGATGAAAACTTGATCGAACAACAAAAACTGCACGAAAATAGTGTAGAAATTAACCACGAACTTTACTCTTTAGGAAAGCAAGTTCGGAAAGGAAATGACGATGACTGAACATGAATTGGATCTGTCCGTAGAAACTTCTCTGGATCTCAGTAATGTAGATCCAAGTAAAGACGGTATCGACCACATCCGTATTAACTTAAATGACACTGCCACTATTCTTGGTGAACGATTATTTATTGACCATACTCGCGTATTCTATCATCCTCGATATGGTAGTTTTATTTCTGTAGCTTCAGCTATTAATTGGTTTAAGCTTAAACATAAAGACGACAATGTACGATCATTATACGGTGCTCGTTTACGCGAATACGTGAATGAACAAATTGAATCAGGTAAGAATGAATTCCAAACCAAATTCGTTACAGATGAAGTAATGGAATCTTTCTTGATCTATTCGATTATGTCTAAACCAGATTTGTTGGAAATGGTAATGAGCAATAAACTTCCTTATGTTGCTTATTACTTCGATTCCGATAATAACTTCAAGATGCGTGATAAGCAAATGACACGTATCCTAAATAATATCAAACCTAAACTGGTTGATATCAACAACTAAATGAAGATTACGCTCTCTAGAGGTCTATCCTCTAGAGAGTAGTAGTCTAGACGTATGATTTAGAATACTTCTTTTTTTTTGATTAAAGGTTCGAATAAATGGCTACAAATAGTAAAAAGGTAAAAAGAAAACCGACACCTCCTAAAAAAGCCAGTAAAGGTAAAAATGATGCCTCTACTAGTAAAGGTGCGGCTAATGATAAAAAGAATAAAAACACCACGGTATATAACTCTTCCCAAGATAATAGTTTAGCAACTAAAGATGCTTATTCGGTAGATTTTAATCAGGGTACTTTAAACAGTCTCTATAAGTTTGCTAATACGCTTAACTTAGATTTAAATAAATTAAGTGAAAAACTTAGGGGCGGTAAAGATATGCTGAAACAAGTTTCAGGATATCTAAAACAAGCTAATGAGATTAAAAATAACATCAAAGAGAGAAAATTCTTAGATGCTATTGGTGGTTTAGCTCCTGGTGCTAAAGCGGCTTTGGCTAATGCTGGTATTGATGTTAAGAAAGTCGATAGTATTATCGAAGGTGCTAAGTTAGCGATCAAAGTTGGTGAAGATGTTAAGAAAATCAAGAATGGTGATTTATCTGTCCTGAATGGTTTGAATGACTTAACACGCCACATTACTGGGTACGAACTAATCAATGTACAAGATGTGATGGCTGTAAAAGAAGCTGCCACTGAAGTAATGAAAGAGTTCTCTAGCTTAGGTTTAGAAATCGGTGCAGAGTTCAGGAAGCTTGTTAAGTCTGAAAAACATGGTTGGAATATTGCTACAGATGTTACCAGTGAGATCATTCATGACTTATCTAATAATGGTGACTATAATACCATGTTCCATGCTATTGAGTTATCTGACCCACAAAGAATGGAACAGATTTCTGGTAAAGTAGTCGAGAAGATGATTTCTGAATTTAGTTTTAACGCAGTCTTCAATAAAGAAAAAGATAGAAATGTTATCTTCGATGAACTGATGAAAGTGATTTATGCTTTCCGTGGAGGCGAAGTATTATGGATTGATCGTCCTGGTATGCGTAAGATATTTAACTTAAAATTATTCTTAAACGCTTCTAACGATTTTAAAACCTTAATTAAAACAGTTTTATCGACTCGTTATTACTTAAATCCTGAAGATGTTACCAATAAAGTAGCTTCAAGGAAAAGCTTGATCCGATACGATTATAGTAATAAGACAAATGAAGTACTTATGTTATTAAGTAATGTATTTACAAAAACCAAAACTGACTTCAGTGTTGAGTTTACACGAGATCATTCTGAATTCATTATTAATGGTGTTCAGAGAACGGATCAATTAGTATCCCCTTCTGATTTTAAAGCAAATATTTTAGCAAAATAATATATCAAATACTCCTACTCCTTTTTACGGGAGTAGGAGTATAAGATATATTATCGTCCAGCACGGTATGGGAATACTAATGCAGACAGCATAGAACCTACTGCTGTTTCTGATAAGTAAGAACCAAAAGCAGGAGTAGAGAACGCTGCAGCTACATCCAATCGTTTCTGTTGAATACGTCGACGAAGTTTCGCACCAATATAGTACTGTTCATTCAAAGATACTCCGGTCAATACAGCTAACCAGTCCATTAATTGGTTATCATCATCGAACAAACCACGTGACAATTGTGTTGCGATCATACCAAATTCAGCAGTTTTCTCACTAGTCAACAAGGGGGCACCTAACAGTGTTAAAATGTTCTCTGTAAAACTAAACTTCTCAGACAGAGGCATAGAAACATGTTCTTCCATTGCTGCTAATGTAAAACTTACGGTACATGACATCAGCAGACCTTCTGGAGTGAAACCTACGGTACCATCACCACGAGTAATGGTTACTGAATCAATTGCTGCAAATCGAGATTGCATACGACCACGGTCGTAGAATTCACAATAGAATGGAGCAGAGTAAGCATGTTTACCAACAGATTGTGACATTGCGCCTGCTAAGAAACAAGCTAGTGGCATATAAATGTCTTGAAGAGCTGCGCGTCGGTTAGCATACCTAGAAGTAAGAGTAAATGAGTAAGAAGCTTTTGGCAATGTTACTTCTGAAGACTCCCAATACTTAGGCATGGTTACCATACCACCACCACCAGCAATCAGAAGACCTTCCAAACCAATACCTGTCACCACACCCTCAGCAAGAGATTTCAAACCACCTACAATAGACTCCATCACTTTCATTACTGCATTATCGCCTAAATTACCACCTGCTAAGTTAAAGTAAGTAGAACGAGCAGAAGCTGCAGTAGAGTTGATCTTTTCTGCTAATTCAGAAGCACGATAACTATTGCTGAATGATTCAGAAACTGGACCAGTATCGTCTACACGGAATGAAATGAACGCCGAACCTTCTTCCATCTCTGTTTTAAAGTACTCTAATAGACTCGGGCCATTAAGTTCTTCTCCAGATGGTGAGTCTGCAGAGTCATTAGATACTCCAGTAGGTGCTCCTTGAGGATCTTGTTGAGGTTGAGGTGGTGGAGGGGTTTCAACGTTACCTTGTTCATTAACTGATGGTTGATTCTGGGCATCTTGTTCAGTCTGATTACCTAGACCAATACCTACACCACTACCCAACACACCACCAATAGAACTATCAGGGTTATAGATAGTTGTGTTTTTCCACAAAGCATATAGCTGAGATAATGTATGGCCTGCTTTACCTTTAGGTCCTCGATACATCTCTTCGAGAATAGGCATGATGTCAGATCTCTCTTTACCTAATGCTTTCTCAATAATCTCACGACGCTTAATCGCTAAACGCTGACCACGGTTAGCTGCCGCAATAATATCCAGATATACACCTGGCTGACCCAATGCATTTTTCTGAAAGCTATTCTGACCGTATAAATCTGGAAATGTCTTAGCCGCAATTTCTCGTTCAAATTTATCTGGCGTATATAGATTTAATGTTTCTTCTTCGGATAAACCTCCTTTTTCATTAGCGATCATCTCATCCCATGGCACAGTATTACCAGCTAACTTTAAGTTAACCATGAAGTGGTTAAGTAATGTTTGTGCTGCTGCCCAATATTGAGTCATGCCTGGTTTTAAGTAAGCATAACGAGAAGTAGGTTTACGAGTAAGGTAGTTTACTGCTTGTCCAAGAATAGACATGGCTAATAAAGGCCATGCTACTAATGACACACCAAAACCAATAATTCTACCAATCTGGAAAATAACTTCATGTACCCTACCTTTATTCACTAATGCCGCAGCACCAGGATGATACATGTTAAACAAGAATCCTAAAAAGGAAGTAAATGCCATGGTACCAAAACGGAAAGTCACGACTCGGTAGTTATCATCAAATGTTTCCGAAAAGTATGCGCCCATACCATCGGCATTATTACGAATCAATACAGGGTTAGTAATCGGGTCAGTCCAAGCAGTTGGTTGTGGTAACGGATTAATCACAATAGATCCACCCATTGCGGTATCGTTAAATTTATAATCACTGCTAGACCAGTTACGTTCATCTATAGATAAACCATCTATCTTGTCTTGACCTACGACAAATAACTCCCTTACCCAATCCTTATCGGTAAATTTATTTGTTGCATTTTTCATGGATAAGTTCCTCAATAATTGCTAAATACATAAATGTTAGAATTCACAAATCATAACAAATATCCCCAGACACTAGGAAACCCTAGTGTCCGGAGTATTCGTTACTTTATTTAGCCATGCTAACTATAGGTTTTCTAACACCTGTTGGATTCTTTAAATCCGACGAACCATTAATTGAATCTCTAAAACTTACCCTTTCTTTAGGGGTAAAACTGTTATCTTCTTTACCAGATTTAGATTTCTCTTTTCTGATTGTACTTAAGATATCAGTTAACAGTTTGGTTTGTTCTTTCGCTTCTTTGAGGATCTCATTAGAAACTGAGAGCAAATCATTCTTAATTGCTTTAGATTGTTCAACAGATGCTTTGGTTGACTCTTTCAAGTTATTCTTATCTGTGGTTGCTACCACTGCTCGTTTAGCTTTATCTAAAGCCATACTTAACAAAGTAGTACCTTGAGTTTCTTTTTGCATCTCTTCACGTTTAAGCTCAGTAGATGCTAAAGCTGTTTTAACCATCGTGGCATCAATATTACCGACACCTAATAGTTTTCGAATAGAAGCTTGAAGTCTTCCTAATGCATCATTAGGTTCACCATTTCCTGGATTAAATACATTGCCGTACTTAGAAACATCTTTTAAGATATCTCTAGTAATGGTGATATTAGAATCCGTACTGATGGTATTAGGATCTACATAGACATTGCCTACTTTGATCTTAGACTTACCATCTGTCTTATCGGACACTGTAGTGCTAGTATCGTAGTTATACATATTAGCCGCAGCTTCTGGAGTGGTGTAACTATACAATTTAGATGCTTGAGAAACACCTTCTTTTGTATAACCGAGCTTAGCAAGAATCTTACCTTTCTCGATTTGTTCTTGAGTTACTTTACCATTTACAGTACTACCACGGAATATTCTATTTTGACCAATAGCATTATTCATGCCACTGTTATAAGTAGAACCTACGGTACTAGCAAACCCACCGCGTGATGAAACATCATCAACAGCAGTACCACCATTCATGTAGTTACTATCACGATAAACTTTAACTACATAACCGGCAGTATTTCTATCACGATAAGGACATGGAGAGTGACATTGGATATCCGCCCACCATACACTACCGTTAAATACAGAAACGTGACCATACTTACGACCACCACTACTAGCGGCTCTAGGGTTAGGATAACATACCGCGATATCACCTACCTGATAAGTTTGTCCAGTTACTTCTTTCCAACCTAAGTTAAGAAGTTTCTGACCGTAAGAGTAAGCATGTCCGTTACCACGAGCAGTTTTAATATAGCCTGCGTTATACAGAGCTAAACCTACTGTAGCGGCACAGTTACCACCTTTTTTCTTACCGAGGATACTGTGGGCAATAGAACCATTTCTGGTACACCATGCAGCAACCATACCTGGTTTAGTTTTGGCATTAACTTTAGTACCTGTATTTTGCTTAGTGGAAGTATCGTAATTATACTGAATTTGATCAGGGTTATTTTTCACCATGTAAGCATGTGCTTCATTATTGATTTTAAGAAGCGCTTGCTTACGCTGAACATCAGTGAGACTCTTATTGTTCATCACGTATTGTCGTGCCTGACCAAAAGAGTTCATCTTATCACGATATTCTTTAGACGGAGCAGAAGTACTATTATTAAGGGCTTGTTGGGATTTATTCCAATCATCCCTAGTATTTACCCCTGCTGGAGTACCACTAGATGCACCACCAGTAGGTTTTATCACAACTGGTCTCATTGGGTCTATCTTACGGCCTTTGATAATAGCAGCTAAAGAATTGGCATAATTTGGATCAGTAGCATAACCACCTCTTTGAAGTGCTTGAGCGGCCTCAAAAGGTGTTCTGGCTGCAAAATAACCACTATTAGCATAACGTTTATTCTGTTTAGTAAATGCTACGCGAGCCGCAATACCTTCTTCTAAAGAATTATAATCGGCAAATCTGTCGTTTATATAAACAGTTCTACCGTTTAATACTTCTCTTGTTCTTCTAACCGTTCCAGGTTGTCCTGGTTTGGCTTTAATTCCAAAGAAGTTATTTCTACCAGATTCTTTAGCGCCCCACCCTGATTCAACAGCCCATTGAGCTGCTACTACTGCTGGATGTGGATCACCGGCATTGGCTGCCGCCTGCATTACTTTCTTAAACTTCTCGTCATTACTACCAGTAAGATTACCTACGATACGATTATAACCAGATTCGATTTCTTGAGCGGCATCACCAACGTAACCAGCAATATTATTTCCTACTTCAGAGATCTTATCTTTAACACTATCAGGCAACATCTTATCAAGAAGATTTTTCATCATTCCGACAGGGGTTAAATTGAACAATGTCTTGTTCATTTCTTTAATTCTGTCACCGAATGATTTAGATTCATTAGCTGCTTCTTCTGCTTTTACTTTAGCATCAGATTGACCTTTAGAATCTACTTCTTTCTTAAGCTTGTCTACATCGCCATCAATGCTGGATCTATTGGTATTCAGTGCGGTACCAAATGGACTTAAACTAAATGACCAGATCGTTGTTTTCACGCCATCAATTTCAACAGGTACGTTTACGATATCATTAACGATCAACATTTTAATTGCTGGTCGTGCTTTTACTACCGTATTAATATCTGTTGTATTAAGGTGTTTATTCATTGCAGTAACTAAGTTGACAAATACTGGTAAGAAACGATATTTTAAGTATTTACCTAAAATCTCCATACCGGACTTGTCATCTTCTTTAATACCGAACAGTGTATAAGTCTCTTTAATCAGGTCAACAACATCACCGCTATAAGAAGCTGCTTTACCACTCCAACTAATATTTTCACCAGCTGCTTTTTCCAACTGATTCAAAATAGAAATTCGAGTAGTGTCGTTTAAGTTAGATAAACCATAAGCCTTGTACTTAACCGATAAGAATGGATCGTATTTACCATCCACACCTACTGCGGTATCGCCATTAGTGGCCGTAATATCGCTCTTAATATCTAAAGCTGATTTGATACCGTTCCAGATCATGCCCATTGGAGTATAGGACATTAACTTACTACTCATTACGGTATCTAAGCCATTAAATACTTTTTTACCTACCCACTTAGCTGCATTGTAAGCACCTTCAGCTACACTAGCCGCTAGTCTAAACGGAGCAGTAGCTACTTTCCAAACAGCGGTAGCGGTTTTCTTTAAGAGACCAGGGTTATTTAAAGATTCACCCTTATTCAGTTTCTCTAAAACCTTTTCGATAAATACAGCTGCGTCCGCACCAGTACATGCTAAGATTTGCATGTCTTTAAATGGCGCATGCATCTCTGAATATTCACCTGGATTAGGTTTAATGGCATTTAAGTATTTGCGAGCTTCTTCACCCTCTAGATTGTAAGAGTCTTGAATGTCGTATTTTGGATTGATGGATTTCAAAGCACTAACTGATTTGGTAAATGCTGGGATGAATCGTTTATTAAACCAGAACACCCAGCGCTGAGACTGAACCGCATCTTCTTTATCAAAACCAAAGATATCGTAAGCATCGTCCGGATTTACTTTTGTTTTATCAATTGTAATTCCATTAGGGCCTGTTACGACAGCATCCATGACAATACGTTCAAATTTCAGGATTTTAGAAGACCAAGAATCATCTTTATCATGATCGAAACCATAAAGCATCAAACGAGCTTTTTCTAAATCACCGACTTTAGAACCTTTATACATGTCGTATAGTTTACGAGCACCTTTATAGATACCATAACCAGCCAACGCTACTGCACCTGCGGCTAAAGCATAAGGTAATGCAGCCGCTAATAAACCACCAGCCATGCCTAAGCCAGAACCAATGGCAGAAAGTGTACTACCTACACCGAAGATACCAGCAGAGGCCATACCTAGGTCTAAAGCAGCCATGCCATAGTTACCTTCCATGAGGTTTTGAACACCAGAATAACCAGCATACAAACCACCCACTACTGGAAGTGCTTTACCAGCAAATGACAAAGCTTTACCGCCAGCACTCAGTGCCATTTGACCACCGGCTAATGCTACGTTACCAACCTTACTAGCTGCCGAACCTACTTTAGCGGCATATGGAGAAGCAAAGCCTTTAACAGCACCTGCGGTATTAGCCATTGCCGTAGTACCTGCAGCCATGACATTACGCCCACCGGCCATCATGGCATTCTTAGCTTTGAATAAACTTCTACCAGCTTTCGAGCGTCTAAACTTCTGATTCATCGCTTGACGCATCTTAGCAGCTCGTGATTTTGGTTTACGAGAAGATCCTTTACCACCTTTCTTAGAGCCTTTTTCATCTCCATCAGGAAGGTCACTGGCATCGACATCAACACCACCATCTCGACCACCGCCACCTAGTAAACCACCTAAACCTAAAGCACTTAAAAGCTTAGCTGCGACACCTTGAGTTAAGCCTTCGATGATATTATCGAAAATACCATCTTCTTCTTTCTCTTCTTCTTTAGACTTCTTACCATTCTTGCCTCTGATCGCATCACCGATCATGTTGGCTAAGTTTTTGTCTCGTCTAGCTAATGCTTTCTCTTCAGCTTCTCTTAGTTTAGCAAGCCTATTTCTTTGCTTGATGTCGGCAATACCATTTTCTCGGTCACCATCTCCATCTCGATCCCCAAAGACTCCAGAACTAGGTACTGGAATTCGTTGATCTAATAAAGAATGGATTGCGAATAAATATTGGTTTGTCTCGTTAGAGATTGACAACCCTGCAAACAATGCATCGGAAGGGTCTTTAATCTTACCTGTTAATTTATCGTAGATGGAGGTATAAGCACCACCCATGATACGTAAACCTTTAGCGGCTCCTTTGGCAGATAATCCTAAGATACTCTTAGCAGATCGATAAGCAGCAGCACCCATCCTGACACCCATTCGGATACCAGCGATACCTAGCTTAATAGATCCCTTAGCAGCTTCAATACCTAAACCAACACCTTTAGCGATTAACCATTGTTTCGTACCTGAGAAGTTACGATAGTGGTCGGTAAACTCTTTACCAAATCTATCTACCAGACCTAAACGAAGATCTTCACGAGTCAGGACTTCATTACCCTCTGAATCCACTACAGGGCCTGACACATCAGCGATATCGATAATAGGTTTACCTGTTTCTTTATCGAAGTATTTACCAGCACGAATATCTTTAGCATAGAGAATAGGTGTTTCAGGATGACCTTTTACGTAGATATCTTTTAACTGCATTCTCAGTTTACGACGAAGAACACCATGAGTCGCTAAAACGCCAGCCTTAACAATCTTAGCAGGAAGTGTAAGACCTGCATAACCCCATGAGCCTAATTTAGTAGACAAACCAATGGTACGATCTTTAAACCAGTTAAATGTCTTAACCAGTTTATAAGTACCAGAGTCTTTTACATAACCTTTCTTAAAGTCATCGTAACTACAAACAACGTTACCTTCAACATCGTAAACATCAGACTTAATATCAACAAACTGAGTAATCGGATTACCTTGTTCATCGTAATAATTGCCCTTTTTCATTTCGCGTGCTTTTAAGATGGGTTCTTTATGTCCTTTTAGATAAACATCAAGAACTTTTCCTTTAGCATTATCAGCAATATCTATTGCTCGCTTAGATGTTGTTTTGGTTTGACCTTTTAAAGATTTAAGTAAATCACCACCCATGTCTAGACCTAAACCAGTTAATGAGGTTGCTCCAGACAGACCAAATTTAAGACCTTTACCTGTTACATTACCCATGGCTTTAGTCAGAGCCATACCCATGGTTGCTGTAGATGAAGCCGCCCAACCACCAAATTCCCAAATACGTTGTGCAATGTGTTTTTGCTGATTAGGGAATTGGAACGAGCGTTTACGAGCAAATAAGTTTTTTACTCGTTGCATGAATCGTGGTCTTAATTCAGGAGGTAAGTTTTCGCCAGTCGCAAACTGATTAATCGACATTAATTGCAGGTTCTCTAATTTAAGAGACATCTCCATTAACAAGTCATTTGTTGTGGCGGTATTTCTGGCAATAGAGTTGAAATACACATCTTGCAAAGTAGATGGTTTAGGCAAATTAAGATTTTTTGTAAAGCCAGCTAAGTCAGAAACTGCATTGCCTAAGAAGTCTTTAATCTTAGAACCAGTTTCTCTCGCCTTACCTTTAATATCGTCTTGGATCTTACCTTCTTCCCAGTCTTCTTTAAACTGGTCTCGACGTTTCTTCCACTCGTCTTTAAAATCACCAAATCGTTTTTCTGTTTTACCTTTTTGTTTCTCGTATTCTGCTAAAAGTTTTTGGAAATGCTTAGATTGCATTATCTTACCTTTAGCACTAACGTAGAAGGTATCTCTAACGTCTTCCATGGTTAAGATAACGTTACCTTCTTCGTCAAACACGGTTGACTTAATATCATTAATGCTTTTAATGACTTTACCTTCAGCATCTCGATATTTACCTTCGATAAAACCACGTGCCGTCATGATGGGTTCGTCAAAATTCTTGTGGAATAAATCCTGAACCTCTAGACCTTTAGATCGTAATTTATCAATAGTCGATGCGGTTTTCTTATCGAGTTTTCTTCTGGCTAATTTAGCTTTAATACGATACTCACGAGCTTTACCTTTAATCGATTCACCCAGTTCACCATCCCATTTTTCATGGAATTTCTCACTGACTTTATCGTAAGACTTTTTAGAAACTTTCTTAATCCAATCGTATGCTTTCGAAACACCATGACTGATGTCACTACCGATTCCACCTGTTTGCGGAATGTATCCAGTAGCACTAGACAATGTTTCGTTTAAAGAAGATAACTGATGAGAAATGATTTCTAAATAAGGTGTATCGTTAGAATCAGCTAAGTAGCTTGCCAGACCTTGTGTTTGAGATATATGGTCTTGTGGTCGGTTAGGAGTAATACCAGGAATAATCGTACGATCACCAATTTGGAATGAATCCAAATCGCTAGACGGGTTAGGTTTAACACCTTTACCATTATTGATTTTTCTCTTACTGGATTTATTTTGTTTCAACCCACCAACGATATCATCAATACCGAATGACTCATCTAGACTATCTAAACTATCAATGTTTCGAGTAAGTTCAACTAACTTATCTACGTTAACGGTACCAGACGAATCGATCAGACCAATCTCTCTAAGTTTACCACCGTATCCTGCATTGACAATTGCTTGTAATGTATTTTCAGGAATAGTAAAGCCTTTAAGAGTTGATTTGGCATTGTTGCCTAAAGAACCAATACGATCTGTTTCGTAACCAAACAAACCACGAGCACGATCAAGTGCTGAAGATTTTTTATCTTCACGAGATACCTTACGATATCTTGCTGCCAAGATTTTAGCTTTCTCTTCACCAATGGCATCTTTGAATGAATTTGGATTGGTTAAGAATTTTGTATCTATAGTTTTATTTTCGGAAGCGGCTGAGATTAATACATTACCTACTGCCAGCATGTCTTCTTTAGTGAAACCATCTAGCATTTCTTTTTCACCAGTAAGTTTATTGGTTGTAAACATACCAGCTGTAGAGAACGCATTGTTACCAAGACTATTAATTAAATTAACATTCGCTTTACCAACAGCGGATTTAACAATGTCTTTAGTCAGTGATGTCGAACTAGTAAACTTATTAGAACGATAGTTGTATTCTAATAATGGAACATCTTGTCCCGTACGGATAATGGTTAACTCTCTCAAGATTCGAGCAAGGTATCCTGGGATGACCACACGCTGAGCTTTCGAAACCAGTTGCTCTCGTCCTAATTGATCGCCATAGTTCTCGTAACCTTCGATATCTAAAGAAGTCGTGGATTTCTTATTAACAGATTGATAAACCAGTTGTTGGATAAAATCCACAACCGGATCCGTAACTTCACCACTCTTATTTAATTTACGACCAAACTCTCTAGCCTTACCACCAGTAAAATACTTAAGTACATTTTCACCTAAATTATCATTAAATGATTTTAAGCGTGATGCGTTCTTATATACCTTTTTACCAAACTTGGTTTTGTTTGACATCTGGAGCATTTTCTTACCCAAGAAACCAAACAATGTAGGGGCAACAGATGCCGTAGCAGAATGCAATGCATCACGACCTAATGGATCATCATCCACAATGGCACTAATACCTTGCTCTACCATTGGATCTAACAAATCCATAAAATCATTCACACTACCAATAGCTGACTTGGTTGCACCCATTAAACTATTGGTAAAGTTAGTAATGAAATCACCATTACCAAAGATAGACTTATGAACACCTTCAAAAGCTTTTGAGCGAATCATTTGCTTAGCAGCTTCTGAAGTACGCATTTTAACAAACTCTGGAAGACCAGTGTTTAATTTGATTTCATTTAAAGTCTGAATTAATGCTTCGGATGTTTTGGTTTGGGTATTATAAATATCGCTCAATAAGTGATATTTACGTAATTGTAATTCTATCGATTTACGATAGTAGTTATACGTATTCTTATTTTGGAAAGATACAGTATTTCTTAATGACGCATCAATAGAAGACAATACACCAATCTGTCCTTGGAAACGAACGGTTTCTACCGCATCTTTAGCGTCTCGTTTCACTTCTTCTAGTTTTGCTCTTTTCTCAGCAATTCTATTCTGAACAGAGAACAACTCACCAAGAGAAGATTGAATGTTGTCTTCACGTTGTTTTTCTTTATCTACATTATTCTGACCGTAGTCATCACTACCATCAAAATCTTCTTTACCCCAGTTATTTAACTTATCGGTTAATGATTTTAAACCAATCATGTCGCCTACTGGAGCTAATTGCCTCAGGTAAGATTTACCTCTAGACTTGATACGGTTAAATTCTTTTTTAACCACATCTGTAGATTCATTTACGCCAGAAAGTACCGCACTAATATTGTCGTATGTTTCTCCGTATTCTGACGGGAAAGCAGCGCGTAATACTTCTTCCATACCAGTACGAGTTAACATACTGTCTTTTAAACCAGCGATGACGTCATTTCTGGCTTTTGTTACGGGAGAGCGATTTTTCTCTGCAGTGGAATACTCATCAGAAACCGTATCCCACTGATCGGGAATCTGGCCTTCGAAGTCATCGAAATCGAACTTAAAGTCGAGATCTTCTGCTACGGCTTTACCTACACGATTTTTAATCGCCATGTAAAGTACTCCTATTTTAATCTAAAATAAATTCGGGTATATTTATTGTTGGCTCTAATTTATAAGCCAAAGTAGTCATATCTTCTATATAGTATATATAATGAATGAGTAGACTACTCTATTTTTTAATAATTTATTTCAGAAAGGAATAAATGATTTACCATGGATGATAAAATTAAAAATGTCCTGAAAAATCAGAAGCCTTTTAATTTAAGCTTACTGAATCTCAATCAGGGCGAACTATACCGTAGTTTAAACCCTGTTAAATCGACGCAGATGTTTACAGGGGCTAACTACCAACTTCACCCAGAAGGATTATGGTCAAATGAGATATTTGGTGCAATGGGTTCACCTGATCGAATGACCAAACAAGCTTATATCGATCTTAATGTAGAAATTATCCACCCTACTGTCTATCGTGAATTAATCTCCTCTTCTTCTTTATTAGAAGAAATCATGGATGGTGTTACTTTTGCTAAATGGAACCCAGAGACGAAATTTTTTGATAAGTCTAATGCTTTAGATGGTGAAACTGGTTATGAATTCTTCATGCAACATTTAGATGAATTAGTCATGCCGGAAACCAATTCTCCTAAACGTAAAGAATTAAACGAATTATTGAAAAAGCATCGTAAGATTTATAAACTGGATAAGTTTATTGTCTTACAAGCTGGTTATCGAGATGTTGAATTTAAAGAAGGGATGATTGATCACGACGAGATTAACCAGATCTATCGTGAGATAATTTCTCTGGCTAATTCTCTATCTAGTATTTCTTCTAAGTTAAATCTTAGTGCAGTAAACTCTACACGAAATGCGATTCAGAAAACAGTTTTAAAATTATACATGTATCTTGGTGAGATCACTGGTCATGGTAAGAAAAAATTGATTCAAGGTAAATGGGCATCCCGTACTGTAGCGAATGGTACGGCAAACGTGATTACGGCTGTTAAACCATCTGGTCGCTTTTTAAATGATAAAGCCAACATTGGTTTTAATGACACGATGGTTGGTCTATTCCAACAATTAGTAGGTTGTTTACCTTTTTCTGTTCGCGGTATTAAGAATAGTTTCCTAGCTGAGAAGTTTGTTTCACCTTTGGAACCTGTTCGTTTGGTGAATAAGAAAACTTTGAAATCAGAAGAAGTTAATCTGTCTCAACAATGGCATGACTTGTTCCAGTCGGATGAAGGGATTAAGAAACTAATTCAACGTTTCAGACCTACTAGTGTTCGACACAACCCTGTTGAAGTAGACGGTTACTATCTTGCTTTAATCTATAAAGGTTTAGATGGTACTTTTAAAATCATTAATGGTATTGAAGAATTACCTAAAGATAAAAGTAAAGAATTAGTCACTCCTCTGACATTTATCGAATTACTTTATATTACTACCATTCACTTAATCGATAATGCACCTAGCAGTATTGTTCGTTATCCGATTACTGGTATTGAGAGTAACGTACCTAGTTTTGCTAAAGTCATGACAACTACTAAGGCAGAACGACGAGTAATGTTAAATGATGATTGGGAAATCGATACAACAATCGAACCATTCTATCAATTTCCAGTTAATGGAGCCGACACAGTAACTTCTCTGTGTCCACCATTAGCTTCACTCTCGTCTCAAGGTGGGGATTTTTGGCCTAAACCCTATTAATATTGAATTTTTTACAACCTCCTTGTCCATTATAAATTAGAAGTTGTAGAACGTATTCATTATTAGGATATAATATTCATCAAGTACCAATAAATTAATAAAGGTACTTGATGAATGCTCACCTAAAAATAAACTTTATTTGATAACGTAATAACCTTCTTTCAGCGTATAAAAATTCTTAAGATCGTCCATTGTTTCTAAACGGACGATTTTCCCTGTCTCTTTAGTTACTAGAGTAACAGGTAGTTTAACACCTAAGAAATTTTCAATTGCTTTTTTACGCATGGCTTCTTGCCATCTAGTCGCATTGTCATTTTTATAATCGTAATCTTCCGTACCCCATTCTGTAAATTCAGATTCTCGACAAAATTGATAACCATTAGGGAATGTCTTTTGTCCTTTAGATTTACAGAAAGTGGTTATTTTGGTTACATGAACATTAAAATGACGTGCGCACGAACCAATACTATTGAAGCGCGATACTTCTCCAGTTCCAAAATTTCTAATCAATACAGGATTAGTACCAGCAATTAAGTTATTCTCAACCGCTCTAGCGTTGTTAGCTGATCTAGATACCCATTCTAGATTCTCTACACGATTATCTAAAGAGTTATCGTTGATATGGCTAACATCTAACTTATAAAAGTTAGGCGGTATTGGTAAATAGGCTAGTGCCATCAAGCGATGAATACTTACTAGTACGTAAGGCAATTCTTTGCCTTCTTTATTGAATTTCTTACATACGTCTGATTTTAAATTTATTTTTAAGTATGTTTTTGCATTGGCTGAACTAGAACCTGGCGTAGGTCTTCCCTCTAGGAATCCTCCGCGATTTGTTTTAATTAAGCCGTTTCGATTTATTTTATACTGGACAAAACCAGGAATCATTCTAAAGCCTTCTTCATCGTCTTTAGAATTAGCATTTCCCCAAGCCATATTAGAAGGATGGACATTCCTTGAGTCTCCATCTATAAAGATAATCTGTTGAGACATAAGTTCTTCGAACATGTCTTTATAAAGACCTTTAAATGCATAGTTAACAATATTTGCTATTCGAATATTTCTATTCAGTGGTTGAAAATAGATACATCTTTGTCCTTCTATTTCTATTGGATTAACTATACGTACATCTCCATTAGAACTTCTAATAAAGATATTTCCTCTAAGGTCCACGTAGTATTTTTCGAAATTTACAGTATCTCTGTAAAAACAAACTTGATCTAAATTCTCGTTGTAATTGCGTAACATTATTTGTTACTCCTTAAATAAATGTTTATTGATACATCAAGGTCCCCATGGGTTATAAACCCTAGCAAAACCCTTCTAATTGACGGGAACACCCTGTAAAAGATCTATACACTAACTATTGGTAGTAATACACAGTAGGGTCTGGAGTAATTAACCAGAGTACAGTAAAAGATATAGATCAGTAGGGCAATCCGCAGCGAAGAATCCTATTCTCTATTCGAGAAGGATTTGTGTTCAGAGACTAGTCGAAAGACGTAAGGCATTGTCGTGATGACAACCCTGAAACGGAGGGCGGGTACAGTGGCCTGGTAAGCCTCTATGTACCAGTACGGAATACCATTTCTGTACTCTTGAACCTAGGTACTGACGATACCGAAGTTTAAGCGATTATATAGTCCGTTACACTTAAAAATAGATAATTCTTCATATAGAATATAACTATGGATATTTTTACTATAATAGAAGATAATACATTTTTTATTATAATATTCCCGTATTCTTGAAGCATTTTTTATTATTTAGGTATGACATTTGATGGTGATAGAGAGAATATCCTCTCTGCTCTCACTGAAGAAGCCCGTAACGAAATCATCCAGTATAAGAAACAAAAACGTGCTTATGTAGGTCCAGATGGATCTATACGTTATTCTGTGAACTACGATACTGTTAAATTTGTTTGCCATAACCTGTCTGATGTACCTAATGAATAATTTTTTAGGTAGGTTGTTTAGGTG